AGACCCAGGAAAATTGGAAGCCATTCACTGAGTATCCACCCGCAATTACATTGGATAGTCCACTTATTGCCGTAAACACATTGGACGCAATAACAAGATTTTTGGAACGCTTGTCAAAATACTCAAAGCCCTCTGTGTGCATCCACTCAAAACATTTTGCCTCGTCACACCATTTCGCAAGAAGAATTTCTATAGAGGGATTCCATTGAAGGGATGTTTTTGGTGTAGGATCATCTTCAGACATTCTATTTAGTATAAATAAAAACAATATTCCAATTTACAGAATGTGCCTCTTTATAACCGGCTTCTAGTAGCTTGCGTACTAGGCTCCCTGTTGCCCCAGTAGAATCAGCGCCCTTCAAATAATAATCAAATTCAACACAGAGTACCTTGGGATAAATAGCATCCTCTAACATACTTTCTAGCACCTGTATCTCAGCGCCTTCAATATCCAATTTGAGAACGTCAATGCAATTTTTATCAATTTCCTTTTCTTCTAGGAAATTGCGTAAACGTTTCACAGCTGCGTGAGTGTAGGTACTTCCATAAAGGTTTGGTATAAGTGTCTGGGATACATAATTTGGATTTGCTTGTTTGTAGAATTTCAAGGTTGTGGTTTCATGCCAGAGGCCCACGCAATTCATGTGTATTTTGCTAAATTCAGGGCTTAAAGACGTAATGTGAGATTCATAATCCTTCTGAATTGACCCTGTAAAGATGGTCATTTGTTTTGGTTGTGATTTATAGTATGTCTGAATTTCTTCAAAGTGTTTTAGCGCACGTTCTGTAGGGTCCAGCAATTGTATAGTGCTTCCAAATTTTGACTGAATTGCGAGATCGAAGGAGATATCCTCACCCACACCGGCTGAAATTATTATACTTTCTGAATTCAGCTTGAGACTATCTGGAAGCCACCAGCCACCATAATTTGTACCATAGGTGCGACCCATTTCTTGTGCCATCTAAATATAATTCTGTAGTTGCGTTTAACCCAATATATCTTAATATACATACATTTATAGTGGTATATGACAATTCAATTTGTATCAGCATTTATAGATTTAAATGAAGATCGTTCAAAAGGGAAATCAATTGATGTATATTGTAGACATTTTTTAAAAATGGCCTCAAGTAATATTCAAATATACCTATTTTTAAGTGAATCCTATAAAGAATCCTATGATAGAATTGTTGGGCCGTTAGAAAATGTTCGCATAGAAATTATTGAACTAAAGGATCTTGATACATATAAAAATGTGTCAATGCTTGAATGTAAAATGCCACATGTACGCACAGATTATAAAGATACTAAAAATTACATGATTCTTATGAATAGTAAAATAGAGTTTATTCATCGTGTAATGGAAAAAACAGACTATAGCCACTATTCATGGATTGACTTTAGTCTATTTCATGTAATACATGATCATGTAGGTGGAATCAATTATCTCAAAATGCTCTCTTGTGCGGATCTTAGTGAATCACTATATATTCCTGGATGCTGGGATAAATCAAGTATACCAACATTTCATTCAATTTCTTGGCGATTTTGTGGAGGATTCTTTATAGGCGGTAAAAAATCTCTAAATGATTTTTATAATGAATACAATAGCCTATTTACAAATGTTGTCACAATTCATGGACTCGCATGGGAAGTCAATATATGGGCGTGGCTAGAGCATATTGGTCATTTAAAATGTATATGGGTTAAGGCTGATCATAATGATAGTATTATTCGGTTGCCCGCAGACGCATTTGTAGGGTCTAAAGATACTACATAAATTCTGTAGATGTCTAGCTCTACTTCTAACTCAGCAACAGATGCGAAATTATGCCCATGGTGTGAAAGGTGGTGTTTAAAGGATGTTGCGTGTAATTATATTTTCGCATGCGGTTTAGAAACAAGTGGGCGGTTTCATATAGGTGGTGGGTGCGGCCGCTCGTGGTGTTGGGAGTGTGGGAAGAAATTCTGTAGGGCGTATATTGATCCATTAACAGGACAAAAATATCCAAATGCCATAGAAAACCACGGAGACTGCTGCCAATTTGAAGTAGGATTTATTAAGAGCGAGTATTGTGAGGGAGGGCATAATAGTCATTGTAATAAGCGGTGGTGAAAGAGTGTTTGTTGTTAAAATAGACCATTTAATGAATCACATTGTACAAGGGCCTGTGAATAATAGTCAATACCCTTTGAATCTTTTGTGTGCCAAGTATGCCCGAAAAAGGTCCACGAGTTTTTAACAGAATTGATAATATTTGTCTCAAACGCACATGTATAGTTATTACATGCGTAAAGGCGATATTTTGTAATTCGTGGTTCGGTAGAATCTGAATACTTTACCATAATTTGCGAAAACCAATTCATATCTCCTATAACTTTATTGATTGTTGTTCCATAAAGAGTCCAGTTATCATTTAAATAACTATTTACTGCCTCCTCTAAAACAGGGATTGAATTTTCAGAGTAAATTGTAAGTACACGATATCCTATAAGTTTTGACATGTTTCTTAGAGAGTACACAGATTTTTTAACAACAATTTTTGTAGAGTTAGTTACTATACTTAATCTTCAAAAATCGCGTTTGCCAAGCCATTCTCAAACCGCATCCAATTGATCGCCAGACAGAAGACCTTTATTTCCCACTCAACACCCTTTGGCGCTAAGACCTCCAAATTGAGCCGAATTGAATTTGCTCTTGAAGCATTAATAGACCCTGTAGGTTGATGATCGCCAGGGCGCTCTGCGAAGGAAAGGCCATATATATAATTTATATAGGAGGCATATCCGCCCTTATGCTTTCTAGCAATATGCTGGCGGAAATATTGTTCATCCGCTTCAATCATTGTAATACCATTTACCTGTAGTGACGCATTGATTAACATGGGGTGTGTTAGAAATTTGGGATCGGCAGACCAATCAGACTCCGCAGTATCTGAGTAATTTGTCCAGTCATTATTTAAAGATACATCCTTTCTTCGCACAAACCATATAATTTCCTCTACTGGATGATTCAGCTCTAAAGGGAGTTGTACGTGTACACTATCCCCAGTACCCTTAGAAATAGTATAGCGCAGCGGTTCATCAAATGAAAACGTCTGGAGTTCTCTGTGAATCATTTCAAAGGGTTTCCGTAAAAGAGCCTGGCGAAATTCACCATCCACTAATGCGCTGTGGGTAAGAAGCCCTACAGACTTTAGCAGTGGGATGGATTTGGAAGTATCAACGCGCACCTGCTGAAGTGTAAATGCGTCCTGAAATAGAATCTGCTTCGCAATTGGCACACCCGCGCTAGAATCTCTGAACCCTCGCACCTGTCTTACAATGTCTACAAAAGGTCTGAGAGTGATGTGGATCCGAACTGATCCCTCCTTGATTGCTGTAAGAGGAAGTGCCTCCTGGCGCGCAATCCTACCGAAAAAGAATGGTAATGGGCAATGTATTACACCATCTTCTGTGGGGAAGATTCTTGGTGTAGAGAGGGTTGCGCCAGGCTGTCCAATCTGTTTTAGGAGCGCTCTAGGCACACGGCCCAGATGATCATACGATACCCCATACTGCGTATTATAATCCGAGTAGAGATGACTAAATATGTTTATGAAGTCTCCATCAATTGTTTCAATTGTTTTTCCATCAATTTCAAGTTCTGCGGTCTGTATAATTGCTGTGCCTAAGGAGTTCGCATACTCCCACGCGGTCTGAACATCCACGTAGGTATAGATACCCGCAGCTAAACGATTCTGTGTAGCTGCGTCTAGCCAATGCCCAAGACTGATCTGTACTGCTGCGCCAAAAAGAAGATCCCCCACACTCACCGATCCAATGTCAAAGGTGAACCGCTGTCCAAATTCTGCGGGGCCACGAAAGGGGATGAGTTGAATTTGGGGGCTGAAAATAAGGGTGCGGCGCGCCTTGTCACGAGTAAACCATGTGACCTCTGTTGTTAAAGGAAATAGATCATCCTCTTGGGCATCACGATCCGTAAGATCCAAGAGAGTTGTAATTTGTCCAAGGGGTTGCTGCGCGCTCATCTAGTCTAGAGATGTATTAGTCCTTTAATTGCTATAACGAAGAAATCCCCTCTGATCCTCTATTGTATAGAGACACCACGATTCCACTACAAGAATCATCTCAACAACCAATGTTATAAATGTCTGTGGTGGGGCGGGCGGCTGTAGATAGATTTGGAATACGGGCTTCTCAGCCGTAGAGAAGTTTATGCTACCCTCTGGCACCGCCTCCATTGGAATTATACTCTTTCCAAGATCCCAGTTCATTTCTCCCAAACTAAATCCTGGATCTCTGTGCTCTTTTGAAAATGGCACAAGTGTGTTCCAGATCAGAGGTGTCTGTAGTGACTCGCGATCTCTACCCGCGATCAAGAGCGCGCTCTGGGTGTAATAGGTGTTGTTTGCGTTGGATGTTGCCCAACGCCGCCCGCGCATTAAATCATCCTTTGTGCGTAAGAACCAGAAGAGTCTGGAGGCGGTGTGGGATGCATCAATGATGCGCGTGAAGGTTGGGGTCGCCGCAGATGTGGAAGTAATATAATCAAGTCCCCCAAAGGTGAAGGGGTTTTCATAGAAGATTGAATAGGGGATCTCATGATCTATTTTCTGTATGGCATCCCGCGAGTCAGGATCCAGATAAATGTGGCGCGTCTCTAAGGTGAGCGTGGGGCGACCGATGGATTCTCTTGGGAGTGGCGCAACAGAGTAGGGTGCGCCAGCACCTGCGGGTGGGGTTACTATGAAGGCCTGCTCCTTCCAAGGCGCAGGAAGTACAACAGAGTCGTCTGAGCATTCAATACATTCCTCCAGAGATCTGAGCACCACCTTCAGGCGGAAGGTTTGATGGCGCATGGCAATGGAGGGTACACCTCTGAGCCCTCCCAACATGGGGAGCGGAAGGCGAAGACGGCCGGGATTTGCGTTTCTGTAGAGTAGGGTGTTGTCAGAGGTGTCTGACATGCCTGTTAATGCGTGATCAAGGTAGGAGGAGTTTAAAGATCCTCGAGAAAGTTTGGATGCCCAGAGTGCGTCTCCGCTGAATTCTTGGAGAAGAATTTTGTCTTGGAACAATTGAATGGAGCTGAAAAGGAAATGTCCGATGCCCCGTGAGTAACCATACATTCTATTTGCGGGCGAGGGTGTGGCAATCTGATAGTTACTTTTTGCGCTGAGCGCCGCCTCCAAGGGTGGGAGCCAACATGGGAGGTCAATCAAGAGTGTGGAGTCTAGGAAAATGTCTCCCGCAATTTCAAATTCAAATTCACATGTTCTACCAAAGTCTGGCGCATTTAATGGAATTGTTCTGCGCAATTCACTCACATGGCCAGGCCTTCGTAAATAGCGTGTTTCAAAGGGATTTACTGCGTCTTTTAGAGATTTGCTCAAAAAATAATTATCTTTATTTCCACGCGCAATTGTTTCATATAGGGCCCCCTCAGACAAGATTGAGGCACGAGATGAAGCCATTCTGTTTTGTCTAAGAAGAAATGATTAGGTGGCTTAGAGAATAATATATTCAAATATATAAAATCTAAACATAATTTAGAATGGCAAATAGTAGACATAAATGCGTAAATGGAGTAAAAATTCCTGAACCTGATATTATGCTAGAAAAAGGTGATATTATTTATTTATCAAATAATATACATGATAGACTGAGTGAACAAAATTCAGAAGATATCAAAAATAATGAAATGAAATGTAGAGTCGGTAATTATAATCCAGATGGCCACATACAAGAGTTAGATGTTATTCTTGATCCTATGTATGGTAATATAGGTGATAATAAACTTTATGGTAAAACATTTGATAAATACCACTATAGACATAAAATGCTATGCTTTCGCAATAGTCATGATAATAGAGAATATATAGTATATAGTGATTGTAGTAAAAATGCGGAACGTAAGGCAATAAAAGAAGCAAAGGAGCTTGCCGCATATGAAGCTGTTGGGAAGCAAAAAAAGCCTTCTCTTTTAAAAGCGCTTGCTGGATTACTAGGTACAGCGGCATCGCGCGGCGGCCACCGCGCACACCGGCGCATAAACAAAACAAAACGTATGCGTTCAAAAGACAAACATTCAAGAAAGGTCCAACATTAATTCAAATAAAAATACTTCTTTACATTAGAATGAATAATAATAATGAATCATCTAATAATGGTGTAACTAAAGCTGAATTTAATAGAGTATTAAAAATAATTCAAGAACTAATAGAAATATTTCGAGAACAAAACAAAATTTCTCATGAATATAGAAAAAGCCTTTTAGAAATCGTTGAAGAACATACATCAATGATAAAAAATAATCATGAAAGAATAGAATTATTATCAAGAGAAGTTATGAAAAAAAAGTCATGGATTGGTGGCACAAGAAAAACAAAAAATACTCATTCAAACCGCAAAGATTCAAGAAAGGCACATCGCTAATCCAAATCATTCTGTCTTTCAAAGTTGATTGGTAAAACCTTAAGATTTAGTGACGCAATGCGCTCATCTACAGGAAGTATAAGTTCTGCGAGACGTTCTTGGCGATACATTGGCACACTAAGTATGACTTCTGTGCCACTTTCAACCCATTTTGAAATTGCGGATTTTATCTGGAGAAAGACCGCGTCTTGGCCAAAGAGTCCAAACTCTTTTGGAAGACCATGAATCCGCCTCATAATTGTTACACCCTCCTGTACCCGGCGTTCTTTTGTTTTGGGCACATGTATGTTCATTCTATATATTTAAAGCATAAACTCTTTAACCTTTATCTTTTAAATATATATGTATCTAAATAGGATGGTTTTGAATAAAAACGCATATGTTAAATTTCATAAAGCCATGGGGCACACTACACCTGTAATTGAAAATATGTATAAGAAAGCGAAAGAGTATAACGAAAAGGCAGCAAAGGTAGTAGGTAATTTAACACATAAAGCTTTTATGCCTTCAAGAGGGCGCTCGCGTACAAGAAAGGCTGGGGCGCAGACTAGAGTGCGTTCTAGGGCGCGCTCTAGAGGCAGAATGTAGATGGTGTACAGGTTAATGTGGCCGACCTCCCGGCCGCCCCTATATATCGCGGTTCAAAACTCGTATATCTTGTTGTGCAGGTTGATGCGAGTGTTGCGCCACATGCAGTATTACACGCGGGTTGTCCTGCGAGAGTAATTGTTGAATAGTAGACCCATGTAGTTTTAGCACGATCGCGGCGGAGTTTGTCACTTGCGTCCATTCTACTAGAATACATTTAAAAAATAGAAATTTCAAAAAAAAAGATTCCACGTCATAGTTGACAGGGGGTTAGAACAGCTCCGAAAACTAAAATTGAGGGCGGCGGGTGCCTCTCTGTCTCTTGCTCCAATATGGTGTAACGGTTAGCATAAAGGGTTTTCACCCCTTAGACCCGGGTTCAACTCCCGGTATTGGAATCGAGTTCGTGTGCTCTCTTAAAAGCACACATACACTGGTTTAGTTAGTCTTATCAAAAGACTTGCTAAACCAGCAAAACACCGGTTTAGCTCAGCTGGTAGAGCATGAGGCTTTTAACCTCAGGGTCGCGGGTTCGAGCCCCGCAATCGGTACTTTTTTTTGTAAAAAAAGTTCCAGGATGGCCCCTGAAGGGGCCATCTTAGGCATCTTTCCAAGATGCCGTGTCGGTACTTTTTTTTGTAAAAAACATCCTTATTTCTCCTTTAGGAGAAACTCGGTACTTTTTTTTGTAAAAAACCATCATATACTAGAAATGCTATTTAATAACACACGTAAAAAATCACACCTTCACTATGGAACCGCCGCTAAGGCTAGACAGACTTTAAAATACTTGAAAAAAAAACCACTGGGTGAACAAAGACGCTCAGCTCAGTCAATGTATCATAGAGCAAAATATCATGCGCAACAAACAAATGGAATGAGAGCTGCTATGAAAGTGTATTCTAAATTTTTAAGAGCTTCAAAGTAAAGGTCCCCCTACTTATAGATCCCGCACTAATCTTTATAAGATATGTGTGGAATTTTTCTCGCACTCGGCAGTCTAACATATTCAGACTGCTCAGGCTGTGTCAAGACGCTCACAGCGCGCGGACCCGAGGGCTCTAGCGCACGCAGTTTTAAAGGTGGTCACCTTGCGTTCACGCGCCTTGCGATCAACGGGCTCAGCCCAAAAGGGATGCAGCCCATGGAACTCAGTAACACCATCTTTGCGACAAACGGAGAGATTTACAATTGGCGCGAACTACAAGATACTTACGGATTCAATTGCCAAACAGGAAGTGATTGTGAAATTATTGGACAACTCTACATGGCATTTTCTGAGGGGCCGTTGTCAGATCTTAAGGGGCTCTTTCAGAGCCTTGACGGAGTGTTTGCCACAGCCATTGTAGATCAGGCAAAAGGGCGTGTGATTCTAGCAAGAGATCCTTTTGGCGTGAGACCCTTGTACAAGGGCTACAGAAATGTTTATACAAAAAATCGGATTATGGAATCCCAAATCTTTTTTGGAAGTGAATTAAAATCGGTATCAGATCTTTGTCAGAGCGTGGAACATTTTCCCCCAGGCACTTTTGAGGTGTATGATCTTTCAACGCGCGCCCTCCTATACTCCGCAGTATACCACCCCTTAGTTTTGAGTAAGATGCCTGCGCTACACTCTGTGGAGGCCGCATCCAACGCAGTACGCCTCACACTTGAGGCGGCGATCAAGAAGCGTATGATGACAGAGCGCCCGTGCGCCGCGCTTCTGAGCGGGGGGCTAGACAGCAGCCTTGTTGCGTCACTCGTGGCAAAGGCGCTCAGAGAGGCCGGCGCACCCCCGCTAAAAACTTTTTCAATTGGGATGAAAGGATCCTCAGATCTTTTTTACGCGGAGAAGGTTGCGAAGTGGATCGGATCAGATCACACGCAAATTGTTCTAACCGAGGAGGATTTTTTTCAGGTTATTCCAGACGTAATATACGCCGTGGAATCATATGATACTACTACTATTCGCGCGTCTGTTGGGAACTGGCTTGTTTCAAAGCATGTGGCGCTAACAGATTGTAAGGTGGTGTTTAATGGGGATGGCGCGGACGAACTCTTTGGCTCCTACCTCTATATGTTTGGCGCGCCGGATGCGAAATCGTATGAGAGCGAGGTCTTAAGACTCCTCAAGGACATTCACATGTTTGATGTACTCAGAAGCGATCGGTCGATCTCATCCCACGGCCTAGAGCCGCGCACACCCTTTCTAGATAAAACGTTTGTTCAGACGATTCTTCAGATCCCGTTAGAGTTTCGTAGACCCACTGCCACACAACCTGAGAAGTGGCTCCTACGCAGAGCGTTTGATGATGGTCTAACACTTCCCAGAGATGTGCTTTGGAGACGCAAGGAGGCATTTAGTGATGGTGTGAGTGGGACGGAACGGCCGTGGTATAAGGCGGCGCAAGAGATGTCAAAACACATTCTGTCATCTTGGTCAAGTCCAACGCATCTGCCTCCAACCACTGCTGAAATGGCGCATTATCGTACGCTGTTTGATGCGGCGTATCCAGGGATGTCTAATGTAGTACCCTATTTCTGGATGCCGCGTTGGTCTGATTCAGTGGATCCGTCTGCGAAGACGCTTTCTAATTATTAGCTCTGAACCGCTGTGCGGCTCATCTCACAGAGATATAGTGAGTCCGAAATGAAAGTTATAACAAAACGCTTTGTATTACCACCGGTACCTGTGGCAAGTGTGCCTGTAGATCTGAAGCCGGCAGCTGAATCAAATGTAATAGTACATGAGACTGAGCTGGGGTAAATAATGAATTGAACCATGGTTCCTGAGGGAGGCACGGGTGATGCCTGGATTGTTTGCGCAGTGACTCCTGTGGCGCAAATATAGGCAAATAATGGCGCAATAGCGGCGTTAATTACAATCGCAGATGATGATGCAGCGAGAGAAGTAAAGCCCGTTGACCGAATCTGACCCGCGGCAACAAGATTTCCAGCCGTATAGACGGAAGGGCCAAGGTGAGGAACGCCGCCACTAAGGTCCGATCCATCAACAACCTCTACAGGCTTATCCGAGTTGAATACAGCGAAAAGGGGAGAATTTGGATCAATAAATCCCGATAGCTGCGACTGAGGATCGTAAACGCCTACTAGCATTGTTGTGATCCCAGGATACGCACCACCAGGGTAGAGCTTCTTGCCATTAAAGCGAAGAATTCTACCTGCGGGGCAATTCGCAGCATTCGCAGTAGGGACTACAGCAAGTGTGCCAACATTTGTTCTAGATACAGGATCATATGCGAGTGTGTATGACCAGAAAGCGCTGTTAAAAACCTGTGTCGCAATGTATTGTAGTTTACTGCGTTCCTTATAGTCCTGCATTATATTCTATACTATGAAAAAAATTGAGACAGATTTTTAGGCAAATTATTTCTATATAAAATGGCCACTACACATGCGCAGCAATGTCTAGGCAGACTTCAATCAAAAGATGTTGTATACTTTGAGGCAGGGCCCAAACTACATAGGAATAAGCCACTTTTATTCTTACTTCCGCGGCGTTGCGTAGAAAGTAAGAGTATCGGAGATCTTTGTACGGGATGTAACTCAAAAAAAGAATCCACACAGGCCTCTTTAGAGAAACGGGGAAATAAATATATTCCCAATCAGGCATGTCTTCTTCACGGAACCATTGTAGAGCCTATTCCAATTTGGAGTAGACTCTATAAGGGTGTATGGTGGTATAAGCAGGTTGAGATGGGCTATACAGCATCGGCTGATACTTTGGAAAAGGCGACAAATGCGTTTCTTAATACGCATAAAGATAATGAAATACCTGTAGTAGATATGAAGTTAACAAAGACTGCGGAGTCTGCGAAGGAGGGGTCTACAAAAAAGGGACGGCCTACACGTAAAAAGGTTGCCACGCCGATTGTTAATGTTATTAAGTCGCATGAGGAAGTGCCTGTTGCTGTACCTGCTGTAGCTGCTGTTGTGCCTGCTGTTGTACCTGCTGTACCTGCTGCTGTTGTACCTGCTGCTGTAGCTGCTGTACCTGCTGCTTCCGTCGCTCCAAAGAAGGTTAAGAAACCAGCTATAAAAAAAGTAGTTGTGCCAAAAGTTGAGACAAGTCCACTTCTTGTTATTACAGACATGAAGCATGTTGTACCCACTGAAGTCATTGACATTGAAGTTGTTAAATATGAGATGGAGGATGGTCGCGTAGTATGGCTAAATAAGGCAAAGGACAAACTATACGATATGAAATACAATTATCTTGGGCGTAAAAAGGGTGATAGTATTGATAGTTCATTTCCAGATTCAGACAGGGAATGATGTTGGTGAAACCAATCATTCATTTCCAGATTCAGACAGGGAATGATACTGGTGAATTTGGTCTTATTAATACTTGATAAAACACCGAAATTTTATCAAATCCACAGGGAAATCGTTCCACATTATAAAATCCTAGAGGAAATTCTCTATGGATTTGGGAATTTTCTGTACTACACAAAATATAATTACATGGAATTGTTTTACACAATTTTAATACACTTAAAGCTACATTGTCTGGTAGGTCAACGTAAACAAAATCATCATTCTCGAAGGGTAAAAGTGATACTTCAGCAGGTTGGCACATAAACACAACAGGTTGTATTAGAACGCTAATTGCCCATATATCAGACGCATTATAAAAGTCGTGAGTAGTTTGTTTTTTATTAGGATCAATATTCTGTAGAAAAAGGTAAAGAACTGACATAAGAGTTGAATCATGTTCCTGAAGACACATAGTATTGTATGAATTTTGTATCCAATAGTAGTAGGATTGTGCGGATTGTTTTGCTTCATCAATATCTTTAGGGTGTTTATTTTGATTCACATTGGTATGAATAAGTTGGCATTCAGAATACTCACTATGAATTAAATCTGCGCCTTTTATAAATTCATCAAAGTTATTTTGTATATCTCGGAAAAGTTTTACAATTCTATAATCTGGATCTGACACATATATTTGTCCAGAAATTCTGAGCGTGCTTAAAATTTTTAGAAGTGCTGCGCCATCCCCAATATATGGCTGGTAATAATTTTTAACATAGGTTGGCAGATACTCTACAATTTCTTTTACTGGCCGTTTTGTTTTTAAGAGTTTCATAACTATCTATACTATATATAGTTTAGACCGCACGCGAAGAAAAATTGAGGGACCGGCGCGCCTAGAGGTTCTTAAGAAGAGAGAATGCTTTACCCTGCCATCGAGATCCGCCTTATTGCGAATAGCACGTGCACGCGCCACACGGACCATGTGATTCGGATCAAGGGGATCAATGGCCAGTATATCTGGGATTACCACGACCCCACCATTCTGAACCACCATGTGATGCATCTTTATTCCGTGGCGGATGTCATGGATAACTTTAACAATCTTGTATATGCGCTCTCATGGGACATTGACCCCTATCGCTCCATCCAGGTGAATGTGCCTGCCTTCCCACCCGTGATGGTAGAGATGGGTGATCTGCCACGCGCAGTGGAGGACATTCGCCAGCTTCTGCTGAGTGCGCTCTACAATATGCCTCAGAGGATGACGGCGGATGAGGTGCGTACGTATATGCGGAACGATACGACTGCTGCTATGGAGGCTGATGATGAGGAGATGGATGAGGACGAGACTGAGGCGGAGACTGACGATGAGGACGAGGACGAGGACGACGAGGATGAGGACGAGGCTGACGACGAGGATGAGGACGAGGAGGACGAGGACGACGAGGATGAGGCGGAGACGGATGCGGACGAGCATGAGGATGGGTGTAACTGCGAGGAGTATGCTGACATGCCTCCTCTTGTGCCTGCGTCTGAGGCAAATAACCCTGCTGCGAATCCCGCGGCACCTTCTATTCAGAGCCACTCGTACTTTACGCGCCTCCAGGAGCGCCTACAGGCACTTCAGAATACTATGTCTGCGCCTGCCCCTACGCCTGCGCCTGTCCACACCTACTTCAGCTAAAAGCTACATACAAAGAATTTCCTAATGTCTAATAAAAAATATTTTTTTGTAACATATAAAATTGAATAATTTACTAAGAGTAAGTAAATTACCCCCTCCAATATGAATTATTTTGACACACTCCCTATTGATGTTATTCGCCATTGTATTTTCCCCTATCTTGATTATGATGGGCGTAATGCTGTGAACGCATATCTTCTTCCAAAGAAAGATTATATTCGTACACAACTTATACCGAAACAAGTGATTCGTGTTCATATGACAATTATTGCGCATATAATACGTTATTCTATGAATCTTGTTGAATATTCTAAAACACGCTATGCGCGTAGACGCGCGCTTCTAAAGGTGTTTCGCACAATTCAAAAATATCCTCTAATCCTACAATATTCAACTATATTTCGTAAAATGGTAGAATATAAATGTACAATCTATGGTGATCCTAATTATCAAGAATATGTCAGTCATCCAAAATATTTTATAAAGAAGATGTGTGAACTTTGTAAGAATATTCTTCTTCTGTTAAACACAACATATAAATATGTTGAATGTGTATCAACTATTAAAAATACGGAAGACTTTAGTCCAATACAAGCAGGCTATACTTCATATAAGCCTGATTTATTCACACAGAAGCGATTTCTATAAAAAAGAAAAATTGAAGGCGCGCGCCCCCTTTCTCTACACTATAAAAAATGCGCCGCTCTGAACGTCTCACTCAGAAGCCGCGTCTTGATTACAGCAAGATGGTAAACGGGTTCAGCCTAGATGCGTCAACGCATGGTAGCAGCAAGACTAGCATGACAAAGAGCTCTAAGAGATCAACGTGTTCATCCCTATACGACTTCTTCCTTCTTCTAAATATTGGTATTATGTGTGCCTTTGCGCTAAGTTCATATGCGGTTCTTAATAATCATATGTTTACGAATCTGCTGGACAAGTTCCAGTAAGATAATTCGGAACGCTGTGAAGAATTTCAAATAGACTCATCTTATTTTTACCCCACAATACATGTGTTTCACCAAAATTCAGCATCCGCGATTCTAAATCCGTAGATACAACATCCGTTAAAACCGCCATAAACCATTGCTCTAGCGTGAAGGGCATTTGTAACCCTTTTTTATTACACCAATCTTCTACAGGCCCCTTTAGAGGGTAGAAGGTGTTTATAGAGGGCTGATGAATCCTTGTTTCAAATGCTTTGAGATGGTCTTCAACCTTCGAAAGGATCGGATCAAGAGACGTGAGTTGATCCTCTAAATGCTCAAGCAATGTATCTACCTTCTCACAATCAGAATCGCTGTGTGTATCTGATTGCGATTCTGACTCGCATTCTGATTCGGATATATTTGAATGGATTTGAATCTTCATAATAATACGCATGCCTCTAATCATTGTCAATTTTTAGATTATGAGAGCCGCAGTCACCGGTAACTCTACTTCTGAAAAAATGGATACGCAAATGCTATTAGAACAATTACTAACACGGCAATATCAACGGCGCGCACAATTTTCTGGTATTTTACCGGTAAATTATCATACTCCTTACTATACTCTGGGGGTTTAAAGGACTTTGACATCCAGCCGAGCAGTGTGGGTTTGAGATGATCATTACAATCATAGAGCACATCATACCATGCTAGGCCAATATAGGTTGCTGTGGCAAGTAGGAACGCCGCAACCGCTCTATGCGCAATATGTTTCGGATGTGGGAGCCAGTATATGACAAGTACAATTGCTGAGACAACTAGACATTTCACATTTAGGTAAAGAGGTGTGCCAAAGAGTCCACCACCCATTCTAGTGTTTGGCGTTTTAAAAAAGTTGCGCCAAATTGGAAATTGGGGAATCCAATTCAAGTACTACTGCGGATCCGAATTTGCCAGGTAGTTGTGTATCTAAAGAGAGGCTGTATATACAATGTGCGGGTATAACAATCATTGTACATGGTCTCAAAATGACATCAATAAATTGAATTTCACCTACAAGGGGTGTATCGTTTAGAGTAAGGCTAGAAGGGTATCTGCTGTACCAGTCCTTGGGTAAAAAGCTTTCTGAACGTTTATTTACTAACGAGACAATGTAGGTACCTTCACTAATAAGGATACAGGTGTATAAGGCTGTGGGACGTACCATTCCATAGGAGCCAAGAACTACGCGAGTCTTAAAGGATTTGAGTAGGGAAAAGTATCCAGATAATTCAATCATGAATTCGGTGTAGGTATAATGTATCCAGGTATCAATGGATAATTCCTTTGCTAAGGTGCGACCCACAATTTCCTCCAGAATTGGAATTCCTGCGGCCTGTTCGGCCGGACATACAACACTAGGATTTGTCCTGTATGTTTCAAGAGTATAGGTGCCTTGAAGAGGAAATGAATTGAGTCTGGGAATTTCTGCAAGCGCATGTGATCCAAGAATTGGAGGAAATGGGCAGCCTCTCAGAATAATTGGCTGAGATTCTTTTAGAAGATCGTGAAGAGTTGCTAATGAATTGGAGTATTCCACCTGGAGTAATTCTATGGAATCTCTGCGTACCATATAAAACCACACACTGATAAAAAATAGGAGACATAAAGTTATAAAAATTTCTATGAACATCCTCTTAGTCTTTAGGGATAATTTGGGCCTGTAACTTTGACGCGCAGCAGTTAAGACCAATCAATAATAATATAAGACTCGTCTAGCGCCCTGTTCACATAGGGAAGCATCTTGTCATCAAGTGTGGAAATATCATAGAGCCTTCCATCTGCGTCAGATGTAAGAATTGCGTGCGACACAGAAGAGTCAGGAAAGAGCTCTTGAAGAACCGCAAGAATGTCGGGCATGTTCTTAATAATAAAGGTGTGTTGCGAAAGCGATGTTACACTGCGACCATTGACCTTGTTTGTTGTAAACGTGGGGATTTTATACATATACTTGGTCCCAGAGTAGTGTTTAGCAGCATATAGTGTCTCTGTATAAATGGTCTGGACAATGCTATGAATCTTTTTCAGATGCTCCCTCTCATCTGTAACACTTTTCAGAACCTGTAGATGTGCCTTTGTAAAGGGTACAAGGCGCTCACGAACAGATGTAGACATTTTGTAAAAGTGTGTGTAAAAAATAGTTGGAGCCCTTCAATTTTTCACGGCTAAGTCTTTTAGCAACTGCGCGTCGCCAACTCCAATACCTGCCGACAGAGAGATCCCTTTTCCTCCGCCTTCGCACGCATCACGCGATCAATGTTAATCGCCTCCTCCTCCTGAAGCACAAAGTTGTAGACCTTCACAATCTCCTTCTGGCCGATGCGCACTGCGCGCCCAATCGCCTGCTCCATCAGCGCGCTTGTCCACCACGGACCCGTAAAGATGATCCGATCAAAGTGCTGAAGGTTGAGGCCCGTCCCACCCGACTGAAGCTGGATCAGAATCACATCCGTCTGCTTGGACGACGGGAGCGGCACAAGTGTCTTCTTGAGCATGGCCTCGCGCTCCTTCGCATTGAGCATGCCGCTATACACAGACACGCTGCGGCACCAGATCTCCGCCTTCAGCGCAGACTCAAGCAGCGCCATCTCAGGGTGAAAGTGGCAGAAGATAATCCACTTGTGCGGCGCACCCACGTTTCCAATCTGGCTCTCAATCGTCGCCTTGATCGCCTCAAACTTTGTAGAAGAGCCCACCCAGTCTTCACGCGTATACTTGGAGCCGAGCGCCTTCTTCCGCGCATCAATGTACACCTGCGGGTGGAGGCTCAGCTGGCGCAGCTTCATGAAGAGCTGGAGCTTCTGGAGCGCACCCGCGCCATCCGCCTCCACAGCCTTCCACTTCTTCACAATGACACCGCTGATGCCCTTGTAAAACTCACCCTCCTCCGTTGTGTCAAAGGGAAGCGTCTGCGTCTCAATCTGCGCCTTGGGCGGCGCATCAGGAATTGATGCGCGCAGCTGGTCCATGGACCGCGCAAGCACATACGTCTTCACTGCGACAGACAGCTTTTCGTAGTCGCCCGT